AAGAGCAACAGGAGGAGCAACAGGAGGAACTGCAGGCGATGGAGAACCCACTTATCTGGAAATATTTAAAGAATATAATAAAATAAACGAATGTAAGCGAATAGAGGCAGTTTTAGGAAAAGATTATTTGGGTTGTAATTACGAAGATCCGTATAGTGAATCTTCTTGTGGTTGTCCAGAACGAGGAAATAGTTATGGAGAATATTTGGCCTACACTAAAATAAACTCTACTTTCTGGGAAACACCAGAGGCAACTCCAATGTTTAGATATGCCCTGATGTCTCATCTAGGACTAAATCAAATCAAAATAAAAGTGGATGGATATCGATCTGAACCAATAAATCTAGGAGATATTATTGAAGTTCAACATTATAATGAAGGAATAAAAAATACTTTAAATTCAGGGATGTGGATTATAACTTCAATTCTTTACGAATTTATATCAGAAACTTATTATGCTATGCATCTTACTTTGGCCAGAACTGCGTTGCCTAAACAAACTATAGACTAATAAAAGCTTTATACATATTACAATGCTATTAGACAAAGTAAATTACGTAGATATTCCTTTCTTTTTGACTAAAAATCCGTATACGAACGATTTTAATATGATAACTGGAGCTAATGCCACAAAACAGTCATTGAAAAACATACTGTTAACCATTAAAGGAGAACGACAATTTAATCAAGAATTTGGAACAAATTTAAAAATAGAATCTCTTACGTTTGATAATCCTATTACACAATACGAGTTTTTACAGTCTCTTAAAACTAGTATTTTACAATTTGAACCAAGAATTATAGATGTGACAGTTTCTTTTAATAACAATAAATTGGTATTTGATGTAAAAGAAAATGATAAAACTAAAGAATCACAGAAAAATATTCAGTTAACAATCATACCATAATAAAATGACAACTACTCCTCCTAATTTAACAAAAATCGATTTTTCTGATATAAAAACATCACTCACGGATTATCTTAAAAATCAAACCACATTTGTAGGTTACAACTTTGAAGGATCTGCAATACAAACTATTATTGATTTGTTGGCCTATAACACATATTATTATGCGTTTTATTCTAACCTGTTGGCAGCAGAAGTGTTTTTGGATTCTGCACAAAGAACAAAATCTATTGTTTCTTTGGTTAAACCATTGGGGTATACTGTTCCTGGGTTGAAATCTGCACAAGCAAAAATTAATGTATCTGAGTCGGTTTCAGCCTACACGTCTTTTACAGGAATAGCAGCAAACGGTTCTGTATTTAATTTTTATAATTTACAAGCAGGAGGAACTGCCAGTCCTGTAACCATAACAGAAGGCATTCTTGTTGATCAGACAATTTCTTCTGAAATAGATTTAACTAAACAAAAGTATATTATACCTCATTCCAATGTAGACATTAGTACTATTGATGTTACCGTAACATCCTCCGGATCTCCACCAGTGACAACGACATGGAAGAATGTTAATTATTTTCCAAATGACAATGATACTATTTTTTATATTGAAAGAAATGGAGATCTATTCGAGATACATTTCGGAAAAGAAAATAATTTAGGAAAATCTATTTTAAATTCTGATACGGTACAAGTTCGATATCTTCGATCTAGTGGTAGTCAAGGAAACGGAATAGTTAGTTTTACTGGTGCCCTGTCTGTAGTTAAACAATCTTCGGGTGGAAACGACGAACCAGATTTAGATGTTGTAAAATTCATTGCACCGCGTGTTTTTTCGGGTCAAGATCGAGCAGTAACTAAAGGAGATTATGCCGCATTACTAATAAGAGACGATAAATTTACAGATGAAGATTTATTTGTAGTATACGGCGGAAACGAATTAGATCCTCCTAAACCAGGAAGAATATTTGTGTCATATGATGAGAATATTGATTCAAATCCAAACTCTAGTGTAGTAATAGAATATTTAAGAAAAAAGAATCCACTTGCACTGATTCCAGAATATGTTGTTCCAAGACAATACACAGTAAAGATCTCTACAAAAATTGTTTATCGTCCAGGAGTAGATCCATCTAGAGCGAATGCAATACAACCAGAAATTAAATCATTATTTAAAAGTTTATATTCCAATTTCGGTTCTTTTAGATTTTCTAGAAAATTTAATTTTTCTGAGTTAAAAGAACTAGTTTTACAGGAATTTTCGTCTGAGGTAGCCTCATTTGAGTACGATAAGACTGTTATTAACACACCTACCCCGGATCAAAAATTCTCTGAATTTTATTTGGAAAACGCGTTAACAGAAAACGGTTCCACGATTCTTACCGCAACCATCAATGATTCTCAATACACAATTCGATTACCTGCAACAACAGAAAGTAAAATTCAACCACTCGAGATATTTAACACCAACAACATTAAAGTAGATCTGGATGTAGGTAGAGTTTTGATGTCTTCTGGTTACATCAGATTAAACAAGCTGTGGAACGATACTCCCGATTTAAGTATAACAAACAAATCTTCTGTCATGTTACCGGTAATAAAATCTCTTATCAAATTCAATGAACTAGATATTACGAGTTAAGGATGAGTATCTTTTTAAGTTATATTCCAAGTGGAACTCCTCCTGAAAGTATCCTTGCATCTACAATATCCGATAATTTACTAAAATTAAAAACAGAAATTTTATTCAAAAAATTATGTTGTGAATCTGTTATTGATATAGATCAATTTGTTCCAGGATGGATCCAAGAACAAAAAAATCAGAACGTAAATTCTGTAACAGTTTTTGATTTTATACAAAAATACTACGATTGGTTGTATTGTACTGATACAGATCGAGGAGGATCTGGATATTTATTGGATACAGATCTGGAAAAAATAACAGATATTGAAGAAGTTTCCGATTCGTTTCGAAGCAAATTAAATTCTATATATTTTCCGTATTTCAAAGAAGACAGTTATATTCTTCGTCGTGATGGCGGGGTGTTAGGAAGACGAGTAGTTTCTGAGTTTACTAGAAGTATTAAAACAAAATTCTTAATTAAAAAAGGATCTCCAGAATCGTGTGATATATTTTTTACTAAACTGTTTGGAACAACAGGATTTAGTATAAACTATTCTAGAGACAGCATAGTAAAGTTAAATGGAGGCTTTTTTGCCGGTCCTAACGGTTTCAGTGGAACATCCAATTTAGGTCTTTTGAATAAAAATAGATTACAAAACGGAAGAGAATTTACTGAATATTCGTATGTTGTTAATGCAACAGGAATAACTGCAGCACCAGAATTATTAAAATTATATGAAAATGTTTTACATCCAGCAGGAACAAATTTTTATTTTAATTTTGATTTAACAACGGTAACCGGAGACGGTGGATCTACCACAACTACAACTCAAAAACAAACTCCTAATATAAGAAACTATTCTGCGTATAGAATATTAGGAGTATCTTACGGAGGAAATCCTCAATTTGAGTTAGTTATTCTGGGAATAACTTATTACGGATTAACTGGAAGTTCAGGAGGATGTTCTTTAATTGGAACATTCCGAGCTCCTTCGTATGTATTTCCGTCGTGGAGCACAGGAATGACGGGTCAAACAGGATTCCAAGACATGGAAATACGAGATATGTATAAGTTAGAATATTCTATGGGCGCAACAAATCCTAATATAAATATTGCAGAAGATTGTGATTAACCATGCCTGACACTTATCACATTTTAACTGGATATCTTCCTCCTGAATTACAAGGATTGTCTGTATTGTCTTCTAAACAAGTCAAAGACAATCCGTTTCATATTTTTCTAATAACTGAAATATACTCTGCTAAGATTATTGATGAATGGAAAAGGGGTTCAGTTTACTCATCTTTTGGAAATTCTTTGGGTGATGCCCATCCGTCATTAGTTAAATGGTCTAATTACGTATGGATATGTCTTTCTAATAATGTTCAAAATATAAAAAATAGACATAATCCTTCTACTATTCCTCCTGCTTCCGACTCTTTAGAGGACGGATATCGGTGGACTCGAGCATTTCCAGTAGATTTCCCCAGAAGAATCAGTCAATATACTAGAATTCCATCGTTTAGAGCTTTAGGACAAATAGTTGACCGTAAATCTGAAAGCTTTTGTAACGATTCTGGTGTTACTGGTTATTGTTTAATATATAAACCAAATAGTACAGGAACTACTGGTTCTTTGGTAAATGGAAGTCATCAAACCGGACTATTAGTAACTTCATGTCCAGACTGTCAACAATTATCATCCACACTGAGCACTAAATATCATACAATATTCTCAGAATCTTTGCCTGTAACTGGGTCTGTTTCTTTAAGTAGTATAACAGACAAAGTTAATTCTGCAATAACAGATTGGCGATATTCAAATAATTTTGAGGTGCAGGCAGCTAAAACTGCACTAGAATCCAATCTTCCAGAAGGAGCAATTTTAGGAGCTTTTATTGATTCCAATCTGTTGGGAATGCAAATACCTACAGATACAACTATAGGAATATCTAGCGGCACTGGATCTAGTGGAGATATTCGATTTGTTTTGAGTAATATTATAGGAAACACAGGAGAAATTACTGGAATTACATTAGTCAATAGAGGTGAAGCATATTCTGAAATATTGAGTGCAACGGTTACTTCTTCTGGACTGACTGCTGGTGTAATTTCTCAATTAGAGTCTGCAATAACTCTTGTTTGTGCCAACAATGAAAGTCAAGCTATAGACGGAATCAATAATTTATTCAATATTCCTGAACAATTTACCGGTATTGTAAATCTAATTAATTATAATCTGCTTGCGTATAACTCAGACGGAATAACATATAATTATTACGCACTAATTACTAATTCAATTAACAATTCTCTTCCAGTTCAAGTAACAGGTATTCAATCAATACCTAACTCGGAATATAACCAGTCTCCAAATTCCAACGTATCGTACGCAATTCAATATGTCAGACCATACTTATGAAATATCCTTTTTCTAAAACCCCATTAAACGAATTTCCGTTCAACAGCAGAGTATTCGAAAACGAGATTCTAGGAGCAACTGCAGCAAACTATGTTCTAGTCGCCTTTCGACCAGGTCAGGCCCTTCAGGCATCAGAATTAAATGAAATTCAAGAAACTTATTATAAAAATCTTACATTACATTCTGTTTTATTACGAAATTGGATCGGAGCAACAGGTGCGACTTTTGGACCTTCTTGGCCGGGTGCTGTTCCTTTACGGACAACAAGTTGTTCT